GTGGTCGCAGTCTGGAACGCAGCAGTTCCGCCTAGACCGCGACCACGTTCCTGCACTCGTTTATCCGCTGTACTTGGAGAACTGGCCCAACGTGCGGCTGGACGACAAGGCCGTGCAGGTGACCTACCTCGCAGGCTACGGCGGGGCGGCGAACGTGCCGACGCCGGCCAAGCACGCCATCAAGATGCTGGTTGGTCACTGGTACGCGAACCGTGAAACGGTCCTCACCGGCAGCATCTCGAAGGAACTTGAGTTCGCCGTATCGGCCCTGCTGGCCAACCTCCGCTGGAGGCAGTACGCATGAGCATCGAAGGACGGATCGCCGTTGACGTGGGCTTCACCGACTCGGCGTCCAGCGACGGGGTGCAGGCCGTAAAGCGGCTGTCTCTGACGAGCACGGACAGCCAGACGACCGGCAAGGTAGCCATCGTCACCGGCACCTGCGGAACTGCAGCTGTGGCGATTGCCGTGGCTCCCAGCACCTACCGGGAAGCTGACGGGTCGCTCGTCTCGTTCACGACCGTGGATAGGTTTGCCTTTGCAGCGTCGGCTGCGGCCCGCTGTGCCGAGGCGACAGGGTCGGGGGCGGCGATCAGTTCCGCGAGCCGCGTGGCGTTGTCGGATGCCCGTGGCGGCGGCACGGCAGGCTTCAACGTCTCGGCCTACTCGGGCACGGCGAGTTTCACGGTGGTGGTTGTGGGCACATGAAGACGGGCACGCTCAACCGGCTGGCGACGATCCAGACTCCGACCGAGTCGGCCAACGCCATTGGCGAGCCGATCCTGTCGTGGTCCACGTTTGCCACTCGGTGGATTGGCGTGATGCCGCTGTCGGGCTCGGAAAGCGTTTCGGCCATGGCCACCGGCTCCGACGTGACGCACAAAGTCATGATGCACTACACGCCGGGGCTGAAGGCCAAGATGCGGATCGTCTGCGAGGGCCGCACGTTCGAGATCACCAGCGTGGTGGAGCGAGGCTACCGGGCTGAGCACGAGCTGCTGGTGGCGGAGGTGACGGACTGATGAGCTTCCAGGTCAGCGCCAGTGCGTCAGACATCGCGGACGTTCTCAAGCGTTTTGAAGGGCTGCGGATTGGCGTGCAGAAAAAGTACCTGCGGTCCAGCGTGAACAAGGTCACGAAGCCGTACATCCCCGAGGTGAAAGCCCTAGTCTCCAAGGGGCCGACGGGCAACCTGAAGCGGTCGGTCGGGGTGCTGACCGAAGCCAAGGTCCGCGGCAAGACCCAGACGGCCGTGCTCGGGTTCCGCCGTGGCGACAAGGCCGGCGAGAACGGCAAGGCCAGCGGCTACCACGCCTGGTGGATCGAGAACGGCGTGAAGGTTCGCCGGCCCAAGAAGGCTGCGATGCTGCAGGTGCCGATGGCACTGGCCAAGCAGTACCCGTACCTAATGGGCAAGGTAGCCCTGATCGGTGCGGAGGACGGCGGGGCGGCCTACTTCCCCGAGGTGGCGGCCGTCCCCGGCACGGGCAAATTTGGCCAGTGGGCGGACCGCACGCTGCCGCGGATCAGGGACGAACTCATTCAGGAACTCGGCCGGGCGGTGGTGAAGGCGGAAGCCGAGAACGCCCGCCGCGACGCCAAGGGGATGTGATGCCGGCCACAACGTTCATCGACGAGTCCCTGCTGCAGCTGCTGTCGGCGTCGGCCGACATCGCGGCGTCGGTCGGCTCGCGGATCTACGCCGTGCAGGCTCCGCAGGGGACTGCGTTTCCGTGTCTGGTGTTCGACCGTCAGGACGCCAGCCGTGGACCGTTCATGCACATGCGTGGCATGACCGGGCTCACCAGGACGACGTACACCGTGTCGTGTATTTCGACGCGGCTGGTGGACTGCCGCAACCTCGGGCGAGCGGTGCGGTCAGCCTTACAATTCAAGAGCACGCCGGCGGTTCGGCTCATCGTGGTCAAGGACGAAAACGACCAGCAGGAGCCGTCGGACCCCGGTTCGCAGACACCCATTTACCGCACGGACCTGACAGTAGAAGTCACCCACTCGGAGAGTTGACCTATGGCCGCTGACATCGGACAGGGAACCTACGTTTCGTTCGGCACCGCGCTGCACACCGCGACCGGTTACAAGATCACCGGCGTGAACCACAACGGCATCGCACGGGCGGTCGCCGACGCGACGCACATGCTGTCCACGGCCAAGGAGTTCGTGGCTTCGAGCATCTACGACCCGGGCGAAGTCTCGGTTGAGGTGCTGCACGACCCGTCCGTGAAGCCCGTGGCGGACCTGGCCAACGTCGCCACCAATCAGACGGTGAACGTGTACTGGGCCAACGGCGGCACCGCGGTGACGCTGTGGTCGGCCCTCGGCTACATGACCGGCTACGAGGCCGGCGCACAAATGGAAGACATGCAGTCGGGCACCGTGACGATCAAGCTCTCGGGCACGCTCGGCTGATTGGTGTGACGCAGGGAGGCGCGCATGGCTCTGAGTCGTGACGAGTTTTTCAAGCGGCGTCGGCCGCTGCCGAAGGTGAAGGTGCCGGTGCCAGAGCTCGGCGAGGATGCCGAGGTCTGGGTGACCAAGTTCACCAGCCGGATGCGGAACCGCTTCGAGGAGATCGCCACCGGCGGCAAGGTCGGCGGGGCGGTCAACCTCAAGAATGTGTCCGCGAAGGTCGTGGCCCTGTCGTGCGTGGACGACGACGGCAAGCCGCTATTCACCGAGGCAGATGAGGAGCGAATCGGCGAGTTCGACGCCGACGCCGTGCAGCGGATCGTCGATGCGGTGTTCAAGCTCAACGGGCTTGGTGCCAATCCTGTGGAGGAGGCCGCGGGAAAATAGAGCGCCAGCCGGTCCTGCAGTTCCTCTACCGGCTGGCATTGAAGCTGGGAATCTGGAATGTCGAGGAGCCCGGCGGCCTGGCGGACGTGATGAGCGTGGACCAGTTGTACGGGTGGATGGGCTACTACCAGCTGGAGCCGTGGGGCGACGAGTGGTTGAGGGACGCGATGAGCATGGCACAGTTCGCATCCGCCCACCGTTCCAAGGGTTCGCCGCGTCGCAAGCCTGACGACTTCATGCCCGTGCCGAAGCGGGTGCAGACTCCCGAGCAGATCGTGGCGGCGTTCCGCTCGATCGGAGGCGGGTGATGGCCAAGAACTTCGGCCGCGTCAACGTCTCGATCACGGCGTCCACGGGCGGACTCACTCGCGGGCTGGCAAACGCCGGCAAGCAACTGAGCGGCTTCCAGGGGCTGGTCAGCCGGATGACCGGCGGGCTTGGCAACGGGTTTGCCAGTGCCACGCTGGGTGCACTCGGCCTTGGTCGTGGAGCGTCCACGGCGGCAGTGGGTGTAGCCATCCTCGGCGAAGCACTGACTCAAGCGCTTCGGCCGCTGGCAATCATTGCAACAATCGCCGCACCATTTGTGGCTATCGGGCAGGCCATGTCCTACGCCGAGGGCGTGCAAAACCTGTCCACGGAACTTGGCGTGGCGTCTGGCCAGTTGCAGGTTCTCCAGCACGCGGCCGGCGAGGTCGGCGTTAGCCAGGAGCAGCTCACCGGCGGGCTGCGTCGCACGGCCCGGATGACGAGCGAACTGGCGGCCGGCACGCCGGCGGCCGTCAAGGCGTTTCAGGGTCTCGGCCTGACCATGCAGGACATGGCGGGGCTGGACACTGCCGGCCAGTTTGCCCTTATCGCCGACCGAATCGCAGCCCTGCCGCCGCAGATGCAGGCCGCCGCGGCCATCGACATCTTCGGCCGGTCTGGGCAGGGCATGCTGAACTTCCTGCGGCAAGGCGGCGACGGCATCCGCGAGATGGACACGCTGCTGACCAACCTCGGCGTGAAGATGAGCGGCGAGCAGACGGCCGCCATCGAGGGAATGGGCGACGCACTCGGGCGGCTGATCCTGCCGGTGAAGGGGTTCATTCTCCAGTTCACGGCCGGCATTGCGCCGGCCATCACGGCCGTGTCGAATCTGATCGTCGGTTTTTTCGCGGAGAACACGAAGGGCTGGAGCTTGGCGTCGGGGGCGGCCGCCGTGTTTACCGGCGTGCTCCGTGGTGTCGTCGGTGCATTCACGGTGCTGTATGGCGTGTTTCAGATCATCTTCGCCATCAACGCAAAACTGAGCCAAGCGTTCAGTGCTGTGTTCTCAGTGATCCTTTCCGGCGTTCAAAGCCTAGCCAAGTCGCTGGCTCGGCTGGCCGAGGCTGCCGGGTTCACGGACCTTGCCGGTTCGCTCGATGCCGGCGCTGCGGGTGCCGCCAAGATGCAGCGAGGCGTGGACAAGCTCGGCAAGGAGTACGGGGAGCAAGCGGCCGAAGGCTTCGCCAACGGCATCAACAACATCACCAACCCGTTCGGTGCGTTTGACACTGCTCTCGCCAAGGCCCAGTCCGACGCTGCCGCGAACGCTGCCAAGGGAGGCACGCCGCCTCCTGGAACGCAGCCCGTGGCCCAGGCCGTCGGTGCCGCGATCAAGGCGTCCGTGCAGGAACTGCGGGCCATCGTGGTCGGCAGTTCCGAGGGCGAGACGTTCCGAAACAACATCCTGCGTGGGGCCGATCCGCGGCTCGACGTGAAGGACGATGCACGGCAAACGGCAGAAAACACGGAGCGGTCTGCCGACGCACTGGAGGACATCGCAGCCCGGCTTGATCCAGCCGGCCTTGCGGTGATCGGCTAATGGCTATCACAGACGTTCGGGAAATGCGGTCCTTCGAGTACAGCGAAACGCTGGGCGAGAAGGGCAAGATCACGCTGAACGGGTCCGTGGAGTTGCTCGCGTTGCACGACGCTGTGCCGGACTTTGGCGTGCTGGCCGAAGACACGACGGCCTGGGCAAACTTGGGCTACTCGACGATCCCACAGGTGGGCGACCTGAGGACTGCCGCCGGAGTCTTGTTCAAGGTCAAGAGCCGGAAGCTGTCCTACTACAAGGGCGATGACGCCGACAGGGCCGTCAAGATCGCCATCGCCTACGAGGCACAGAAAGAGGACACGGAGCAGCCGACGCCAGAGGAGGAAGAGGCTGAGGGATGGCTCAGAATCAGCGTGACGAGCGAGCAGAAGGAGTGCCCGCTCACCGACCAGGGGGAGAACGGCGAGTACAACGCTGCCCCCAAGGCGGCGACCAACTCTGCGGGCGACCCAGTGGATGGGCTCACAGAAAACCGCTGCCTGCTTCGCATCAAGTACACAAACACGAAGGTGAAAAACCCCGGCCTTGGCGTGCTGAACGGGTACTTGAACACGACCAACAAAACACAGTTTCTAGGCGCTAAGCGTCGCACCATGCTGTGCGTTGGATACAGTGCCGACTACGACGACAAGCAGTCGCTGTGGACGGTGTCCGTCGAGTGGCTTCTCGATCCCAAGGGGCACTACGTCGAGTTCTACGACGCCGGCTTCAACGAGATCGTAGGCGGCGAGCGGCGGGCCATTCTCGACGTTCGCGGCAATCCCGTCGGCAAGCCAGTGCAACTTGACGGCAGCGGGCTGGCGGTTCTGCCGTCGCTGCTCACTGGCCCGAACGCCAAGGACTACATCTTCATGCGCAAGGCGTACCCGTATGAAGAGAAAGAGCACGCCAACATCTTTTCGGAAGCGAGGATCTAATGGCAGACGAAGTCAGGGTCTCGGTGTCGCTCCAGTGCGACAACGGCAACTTTTCCGACCGGTTCGCGGCGGCCTCGGTGAAGGCCGACCAGACGACGCAGGCGGCTGCTGCCGGCGTGGTGACCGTCGGCACGGCGGTGCAGACGCTGTCGCTCGGTGTGGTGTCGGCCCCCGGCTACGCGGCGTTCCGCAATCTTGCGACGCAGACGGCCGGCACGCACGCCGTGTTCATCGGCCGGTATGACGGCACGAACAACCAAGAGGTGCTCGAGCTCCAGCGTGGCATGGCGGCGGTCCTGCCGCTGGCCGAGACCGTTACCATCGGGCTACGGGCGGTGACGAGCACGCAGTACACGTCGGCCGCTCGGGTGCAGTACCTCGTCCTGTCGAGGTGACCGATGCCGGTCTACGGCTTCAGCGAGGAGGACGCCAAGCGCATCGGCCACACCGTGCGCGTGGTGGAGCGTTCCGGCCCCCGGCTTAAGACCGCTGGCCCCGACAGTGAGCGAGGGGCTGCAGGCGTCCGCATCATGATCGGGCAGGTAGGCACGGCCGCCTGGTCCAAGGCTTCGTCGGCAGTGATCACGCTCTACGCCGGGCCGCCATCGGCTACGTCGCGCCCGACTAACAACGTCGGGACGCAGGTGGCTCACAACATCTTCGCCGAGATCCCGAGTTCAGCGTACGTGGCCGTGAGCAACAACGGCTTCGGCTGGTACGTCATCGCCGCGGAGTGCTGACCTGTGGTGCTCCTGCCATGCTCAAACTGCTGCCAGACGCCGTGTGCCTGCCCGGCGTGCGAGTGCTGCCAGTGCATTACGTGGCAAAACTTTTTCAACTACTACGCGGTCGATGGTCAGCCGGGATTCTACTACCTGCGTCCGGATCAGGATTTGTCGCTGTATGACGGCCTGGAGCGTGCTGGCGTTTGCAACCTGACGCGGGCATTTGAATCGCAGGAGGCGTGCGTTGATTACTACGAAGCACTGTTTCCCGGCTATCCAAACTGGACCGCCGATGGAGAACCATGCGGACGGTGGTACAACGTGTATGGATACGGCTGGTCCGCTCCAAAGATTGACGGGCAGAACGCAACGCCAACGCTGTTGACAAGCCTGTGCCCAGATGGCGCTCATCCGCCAGACTTCACTGGCGACGGCCTGACACATTACAAGGGAACAGGCCAATACACCGGAACAGGCACTCCGGACATCGCAAAGATCGTGTTCAAGGCTGGTCAAAGCACTGGCGACCCTATCGCTGATGCTCTGTTCGTGCGTGGCACGAGGAATGACTTGCCAGACGTTCCGTGGGAGGAAGCTGACGACTGCGGGTCGTGCGACGATCCGCCAGCGTACGAGTACGGCTGCGATCCAGCCACCGACGACAAGCGGTTCTACGCCAAGACCGTTGAATGGGAGTTCACTCACCCAACACAGGATCCGCAAGAGCCAGCCTGCCCAGCTGACGGCGTCGATCCGCTCGGTTTATGTCCTCCGCAAAACTGCAAGCAGGTCACGATCACAGTTACTCGCACTGACAAGTGCGGCAGCGATGATGTAGTCACTGAATGGAAGGCCGTCGTTTACGTCTGCCCGTGCTCCATCTACCCGATTATAGGAGTGGAATCACAGACTGGAGACCTGTTTGAGGCGGCGTACGGCTACGAAGACGAGGCGGACTGCATTGCCGACTGGAACAACGCCAACTGCATCGGCAACCAATGGAAGAG